AAGTCACAGGCGCAACATCAGCTAACCCTGAATTTTTAAAAGATTTTAAACAATATAAAGATAAAGCTACAGCAGCAAGGTTTCAAAAAACAACTAATGCTAAACAAGTAAAATCAGGTGGAGAGATCGTAGTCGGTAAAGGCTCTGATTACATTAAAGATCTTATAGACTAATTATGGGAAAGAAAAAAGTAGATGTAGCTCCTTATATTATTAAACAATCCTCTACTGAGGGTAAGTTTAAATCTGAGGATTCAGGTTTTGGTGCAGACATATATTCAAAATATGGAAACATAGGTGTAAGTAAAAATAAAAATAAACAATCTTTTGATGGTGGGGACGAATTAGAAACTACATCAAAAAATATTACTTTCGGTAAAAATTTTAAAATAGGTGAATCAAGTAATTTAACACTTGAAGGTAACTACGGAAAATCAAAAAACAAATTTTCAAAAAGTGATACTAAAGGTGGAAAATTAACTTTTACAAAAAGTTTTTCAAGAGGTGGTGGAGTAGCCATTAAAGGTACTAAATTTTCAGGAGTTAAGTAATGGCTGGACTTGCAGATTTAAATAAGCAAGAAATTATTGAGAATGATAAAACATCCTCAGTACCTGTTAATAGATCTGATCTAGAACCCTACGAACCATCAGCAGCTAGAGGCGTTGCAGGATTAGTATTAGCTGGTGCAGGAGCCGTGGCCCTTAGGAACCCTATCGGTAGAGCTATAAAAAAAATCGCAGGAATCAAATTACCCAAGGCTCCCGTTTCACGAACCACGGGACCAGGACCAGTTGATGAGGTAGATGAAATACTATCTGTAGTTCCAACTAAGATGGATAGGGGTCGAGCAATGATGGCACCTCAGATATCGCAACAAGAACAAATTAGACAAGTTGCAATCGCAAGATCAAAAGAACTTCAAAAGATGTCTTACAACGCTCCACTTTCTCGTGGGGGTAAAACAAAAAGAATTGGTTCATCTCTTTACGATTACATTGCAAGACACCCTATTGCTGGGGCTAGAAAACCAGAAGAGTGGATTAAAGATTTTAAATCAGGGGGTCCAGGATCTTTTAAGACCGGTAATCCTGAATTCAAAAATATATCACAAGCAGTTAAGAGAGAAGAGATGTGGGACGCAAATATTGCACAGTTTGATAAAGCTGGAAATCTTGTAGGTGGTTTTCTAAAGGTAGCTCAAGAAAAAAAGATTCCATTAACTAAAATGGATTTATTATACATTGTAGAAAAAGCACCTGTTAATAATTTAAAAATGAGAAAGCTTGGAACCGATGTTAAAATAGTAGATGAAGCTGAGGATTTAGGACGTGACATTAACAATAGTTTAGATGGTATAAAAAATAAAGTTATTGCTAAAGCAGGGGACAGTCAAGAAACAGAAGATATTGTAGAGATTGTAGACTCACTTCAAAAAAATATCAGAAAACAAAATTCTTTAATGTACAATAAATTTAAAGAAGTAGAGGATCAATACTCTGATTTTAATAGTTCTCCTTTTGGTGACCTTATAGGCAGCTACGAAGCTTTAATTCCAAAAGTTAGACGTCTTGGGGTTGAGGTAGATCCGTTAGAGATAAGCAGAATTACTGAAGCAGGTAAAGCAAAAGACATAGATATTTTTAGAAGACTACAATTACAAAAGACACAAGGGTTTGAAACTAAGTATGGAAATTATAGTGAATATAGAATTAAAGGTGGGGATGAGTATTTTGAAAATGTAGTGTATTACCCTAAAGAATTACCTATGGGGCAGAAACTAAGTAGTGGTTATAATAGGCATTATAATAGTGGAGAGAAAGCAATCCCTAATCAGATCTATCATGTAAGAGGTAGTATTAGAAGTGGGGGTAATGAGAACCAAAAAGTTATGATGATTGATGAGATACAATCTGACTACCACCAAAAACTAAGAAAGATTAACCCGGCAAGGGATAAAGTACAAAATGCCTTTGGTTCAGAGATAGAGTTCTTTTCTGCAAATAGAAAGCTTGAAAAAATAGTTGATGAAATGAAAACGATTTCAGCTAAAGGGATCAAAGCGACTAGAGAAGACCAAGCAAGATTTAATACACTCAATAGTGAATTTAGAGAAATGAGATCTAACTCACTTAACTTATCTAATATAACAAACAGGGAAGCTCAAGACGGGATTCCTTTTTTACCTCTTTACGGAAAAGAGAACTGGGGTGCACATGCTCTTAAAAATCAAATTAAAGATGCAGCAGACAGGGGTGTAGATTGGGTAGCCATCTCACCTGTTGAATACTTACACCATGCAAAAAGAACTAAGTATTTAGGGGACATAGAATTTTACGGAACAAGAACAGGTAAAGCAGGTTTTAAAGGTTATGGCGGTAGACAAGGAGTAGTTAGAAAAGATGCTAACGATAATGAAGTTCCAATGCAAGGTTTTACAGACCCTAAAAAGAAAGCAACTTTACCTGCAGCAATGGATAAAATAGCTAGAGAATATGGTTCAGAAGTTAAAACAATACCGGTTGCAAAATCAGATCCTAATAAACCTTTTAAAGTTGTGCAACAAGTAGAAACTAAAAAAGAATTTGGTCTTAACCCAGACAAATCGAGAACTCAACATAAAGCTGCTTTTAAAACTGAACAAGAAGCTCAGTATTATGCAGGACGTTATAATGGAGAGGTTGAGAAGATAATGGAAGGTGATCCTAGGTTATATTTTGATGCTTATGCTATTAGAGTTAATAAAGAAATGGCTGATAAGCCTTTTAAAGCCTATAACACGGGTGGACTAGTCGTAAATATATTTGCATGATATTATAAACCTGTTATAACAATAGGAGAGATATATCATGGCAAGCAAAAAACTTAAAAAATTTCTAGCAGCAGGTGTCGCAGCTTATGCGGGATCTAAAATGCTAGGGCAGAAAAAAGAAATGGATGCCTACCTTAAAACTGAAGGTGGCGACAAATCAATGATGAGCGGAATTGCAAAGAAAAAAGGCTTTAAAGAAAAAGTAATGGATGCAGTTAACGTTTATAGAAAAAAAGGACTTAACACAGGTCCAGGACCAAACAAAAGTTCTAGTCCAGCTGATGTATTAGGTGGAATGACTGGTTTTGGTTTAGGTGAAATGGACGGGGCTAAATATGGTAAAATGATTAAAGCTAATAATGGTACCATGATTGAAGCAAGAGGAAACAAACTAGCAAGAAGTAAACCAACTAAGATTTGTTAAATGGCTGAAGTAGAGAAACAAAATGAACTTCCTGAAGAAGAAGAAGTAACAGAAGAAGTTGACGTAGAAGTTGAAGGTGGAGAGGAAGAAATTCCTCAAGAAGAAGAAGAAACCGAAGAAGACTTTTATAGAAACTTAGCTGAAGAGATGGATGACCGAACACTAGGTCGAATCTCTGCTGAACTTATTCAAGATTATAAAAGAGATAAAGTTTCAAGATCGGATTGGGAACAGGCTTACACTAGTGGTTTAGATTTACTTGGGTTTAAGTATGTAAATAATACTAGACCATTTCAAGGTGCAAGTGGTGTTACCCACCCGCTCTTATCAGAAGCTGTTACACAATTTCAAGCACAAGCTTATAAAGAATTATTACCAAGTGATGGCCCTGTAAGAACAGCTGTCATTGGAGCAGACACACCAGAAACACAACAACAAGCAGAACGTGTAAAAGATTTCATGAACTATATGTTAATGGAGGAGATGGAAGAGTACACTCCAGACACGGATCAGATGTTATTCTATTTACCATTAGCAGGGTCTGCATTTAAAAAGATTTACTACGACGAGATTAAACAAAGAGCAGTATCAAAATTTGTACCTGCAGAGGATTTAATTGTTCCTTACTACGCAACTGATTTAAAAGATTGCGAAAGAATTACACACATTGTTAAGATGTCAGAGAACACTGTTCTTAAACAACAGAAAGCTGGGTTTTATAGAGATGTAGAATTAATAGCGAAACAAGCTGAACAAAGCCCTGTACAAGATAAACTAAATGAACTTGAAGGTGTTAAGCCTGCAGGGGAAAAAGAATACCAATACAATATTTTAGAAATGCATATTGATTTGAACATAAATCAGTTTGAAACAGAAGATGCAGAAAAGGAAGTTAAACTTCCTTACATCGTCTCAATTGATGAAGGTTCAGGGGAAGTATTATCTATTTATAGAAACTACAACCAAGATGATGACTTATCAGCAAGAAGAGAATATTTTGTTCACTATAAGTTTTTACCGGGTCTAGGTTTCTATGGTTTTGGTTTAATTCATATGATTGGTGGCTTATCTAGATCTGCTACTCAAGCATTAAGGCAATTATTAGATGCGGGTACTCTAGCGAACTTACCTGCTGGATTTAAATCTAGAGGAATAAGAATTAGAGATGATGACCAACCTTTTCAACCCGGAGAGTTCAGAGATGTTGATGCGCCAGGCGGAAATATTAAAGATCAGTTTCAAATTTTACCTTTTAAAGAGCCAAGTGGAACTTTATTTCAACTTTTAGGCTTTGTAGTACAAGCAGGACAAAGATTTGCATCGATTGCAGACATGCAAGTTGGTGATGGAAACCAACAAGCAGCTGTTGGGACTACAGTTGCTCTCTTGGAGCGTGGTTCTCGTGTCATGAGTGCTATTCACAAGCGTTGTTACTACGGAATGAGACAAGAATTTAGACTTTTAGCAAAAGTTTTTGCTGATTACTTACCTCCGGTGTATCCATACGCAGTTACAAACGCAGATAGGTTTGTAAAATTAAAAGATTTTGACGACAGGGTAGATGTAATACCTGTTGCAGACCCAAATATTTTTTCTATGACACAAAGAGTAACTTTAGCGAACGAGAATTTAAAAATTGCAGTATCAAATCCACAAATGCATAATTTAAGAGAGGCTTACAGAAGAGTTTACGAAGCTTTAGGTACAAAACACATTGATGCATTATTAAAACCAGAAGTTCAACCTAAACCTGAGGATCCGGCAACTGAAAATGCTAAAGCATTACAAACACAACTACTAAAAGCGTTTCCTCAACAAGATCATGAGTCGCATATGGCAGCCCATAGAGCGTTTATGGCTACGAGAATGGTTCAAATAAACCCAATGGTGTATGCATTACTTCAAGGACATATTTCAGACCATATTGCGTTACAAGCTCATGGAGAAGTAGGTAACTTAGTACAAGAATCCCCAGAGATGCAACAACAAGCACAAATGGATCCTGAAGGATTTAAAGTGCAGTTTGATTCTATGGTTGCAAAAAGAATTGCTGAGATAACTACAGCTTTAGCTCAAGAAGAAGCAGGTGGGCAAAAAGAAGATCCATTAGTTGCCTTGAAACAAAGAGAATTAGATTTAAGAGCTATGGACATGCAAAGAAAAGCACAAGAAAATGTAGAATCTGAAGAAAGAAAAGCTGGAGAGTTTGACGAAAGAATAGATCTTGATAAAATGAAGTTAGAATCTTCAGAAGATCAAGCAGAAGAAAGAATTAGAATTGCAGAAGAAAAAATTGACTTAAACAGAGAGAAACAGAATGAAAGTAAACAACAAAAGAGTTAGAAAATTTAGAGGTGGTGGTGCTGACATGGGTGACCCAGGAAGAGCTCAAGAAAGAGCTGATAGGGGTTATGGATCTACTGCTGGAGTAGACAGAAGTGCGGTAGGACCTGGTTCAAATTACGCAAATAACGTAGCGGCTCAAACATCTAAAACAACTAAGACAGGAAATGCAACAGCTAAAACATTTAACCCGGTTACAACAGGATTAAATTTAGCAGGTTCATTAATAGGTAAAGTTCCTGGTGTAGGTTATGCGGTTCAAGGAATTACAGCATTAGGTAAAGGTTTACAAAAATCAACAAGAACTAAAACTGCAAGAGGTGAAACTATTTTTGGTAATGTTAAAACAGGGAATGCAGGAATGCCTATTACAAGAGATTATTATAGAACAGAAGGTACACCTTTAGATGTAACGAGTCCAAAAGGAACTCAATATATGAAAGACGCTGGATTTTTAAAAGGACCAAAACCTACAACTGATGGCGGCGGTGGAGAGGACAATAGAAAAAGTTTATGTCCAGATGGAACTAATCCTCCATGTAAATTACCAGCAACTCAAATTAAAAATCCTGTTTCAACACCTAATACTTTTTTAAGTGGTTTTAAAGCATACGATGATGGTGGTGAAGTTATAATATCCTCTAACGTAGATAAAAGTTTACTATGATAAAAAATAAAAGACTTACAACAACTGTAGCTCCTAAAAAAGGACCTAACTCACAAGTACCACCTATTAAATTAAATGATGGTGGAATGGGTTGTGGTTGTGATGTATGCATGCAAGAAAATTCAAGAGGCGTTAAAGGAATTCAAGTAAAAGGTTTTAATTTTCAAGGAGTAAGATAATGTTAAAAAAAATATGGAAGTTTATAGTTGATTCAGTAACCCCTAGCAGACAAGAACAGGTTGCTGTTAAATCACATTGTAATAAACATGATAAATATAAAAAAGGTTGTCCAACTTGTAGGTTATTAAATGCCAAGTAGTACAGCAAAAAAAGTTTTAGCAAATAATCCAGAGAAGCAAATACTTTTTGA